TTACTGATCTCCTTTGGTTGGAAGTACTTGAACGGACTCAGCTCGAATCCCAGGTGTCTCATTAATCCTTCTTGAAAGTGCGCCGAGCGCTCGTCATAGATGACCAATGCGCCTTCATGGTCTGTCCGCATTAGCTCGCAAAGCTTTCGACCACCTTCTAGGAAGACCCGTGGCTCGATCTTTGGGTGTACTGCGGGATGGAAGACAGTCGTCCGCCGCACCTCCACGTAGGCCACCAGCTCATCGTCGCAGAACCACAGGATGATCGGCAGACCGACCGGCTTGTGGTTGAACTCGGCGGCAAACTCACGCACTCCGTAGCGGTCCAGCTCGGCCTGGGAGTTAATCTGGATGAGTTTAAAATTGCTGGTCATCAGTAGTTCAGGTGAGCTTTAGATGTAGCGGATGCAGAGGTTCATGGCCTGCCACTGCGGGTTGATATAGATGCGACCGTTGCGCTGGGTGACCGGCAGACCGTCCGCTGAATAGACCGGCCAGTTCTGATCGACGATCTCGGTCGTGTTACCCATGACTCCAACGTCTTTACCTGAGATGGCTTTGCCTTGAGCCGTCCGGTAGGCCAATACGTAGAGCTCCGGCAACTGTTCAGGCTGGAGCAGGAACCAGCCCACGCCGCCGGTTGTCCCGTTGTTATAGGTGGTGCCCGAGAGGCCGCTGTATCCGGCTGGGACAATGTAGTTGCCGGCAGGCGGCAGGTTGAAGGTGTTGGCTCCGTCGCCGGCACCCCAGGTGGTGCCGATCCGTTGAAACAGGCGCGAATACTGGCTGCGCTGAATGGCTTGCCCCTGGCACAGGAGCCAGCGCGGTGGCGCACCGCCACCGGCCCACAGGCCGCACATGCCAATTGGCGTCTGGTCCTCCATCGGCTGGTACTGGCCGGTTGAGTAGTCGAACACATAAAGGTCAGTCCCGTTCATCCACCAGGGGCCCACATCGGTGTGAGGCTGGGGGCCTCCGTACTGAGCCTGGAAGACGGTGCTGGTCTGGATGGTGCCGGTCAGGCGCTCCACCAAGGCGTTCGCAAAGTCCTGACAGTTTCCGCGAAACCCGATTGGAAAGGCTCCCACCGTGAAGTTGATCTGCAGTGTCTGTGGCATTAGTTGAACGTCCTTACCCAGGACTGAGTGAAGGTTAAGGTGAGGGTTTCGCCGCCCAGTTTGCTCTGCCGCTGTCCGCAATCGACCCGCAGAACTTGGTTCTGAACCGTGTCCGGGATGCCCAAGCCGAATCCGACAAAGTTGAAGGCGACAGTGGCCGGGAAACTGGCGCTCTTGGAGATGCTGAAGCTCTTACCCGTGTACGCACCCAAGGCATAAGTAGCCGTGTTGTAGGAAGGAGCACTGGTGGAGGAACCAATTGGCGCTGCCGGGTTGAAGGGCACATCGGCGGCAAAGATCTGGCCGATCTGGGACGGCTCGCCAGAGAGAACGGCTCCGATCCCGATTGTGGTGATCCCGCTTGGGTCGACCACGGCAATCCCGTAATCCTGGGCGATCTCGGAGAGGTTCATCCAGCCGGTCAAAGTGCCTACACTGGGCGCTCCCGGCCCCAGAATGCCATGGCTGTTGGCGTTGACGGTGATAGTGGTGAGGGCCGGGCTTTGGCCGATACTGGCCACCTGATAGTACTGACCCGGTGGATTGTCGTAGGCACTGGAGGTGCCGGAGATGATGATCTTGTCGCCCACAAAGTATTGGGCGAAAGCCTGAATCTGGATCTCAAATCCGCTCGGGATAGGGACCACCTGATACATGGCGTACTGCCGTGGAAGGCCGGTGATCTGCTGAGTGGATGGCACCGTCTGGGCGGCGGATGGCCCGAAGCCGACCTGAAGCTGGTAAACCACCTCCAACTGCTGCCCTGGGTTGTTGCCAACCGGGCCGTTGACCTGGAGTCCCGGAGAGAGCACTACGCGGGCGAAGATGTCCGGCTGGCCCAGGACCGCCCCGTTAGAGAAGCCCAACTCGTAATAGGTATGGCCGATGCTTGTCTCAATCGGGAAGAGATAGGTCCGCTGCATCGTCACCAGAGCGCCCTGCTTAAGCGTGTAGTTGTCGCCCTGGTTCTGGCTGTAGTTGTTGGTCCGGTAGATCTCGTTGTTGAGCTTGGTCTGGGCTACTCGGTACATCTTGAACGCTGTGCCCGAAGGGATCGTGTTACTGCGGTCCACGGTCACATGGGTGGCGTCGGTATAGCCGGTGATGTAACACTGCTGGCCGGTGACAAAGAGCACCAGCTTGCCTACGTCGAAGTTGGTCCAGGTGGCCGCGCTGGCGGTCAGCACGGTTCCGCTCCAGGTGGCCACGGCGCTCGGCGTGTCCACTACCGGCGTGTTATCGGTGCCGCAACACGCGTAGAGAAACACGTCGGCGATCCGGACCACCGCGAACTTATCCATACCCTGGTCTAAGATCAGGTTGGGTTGCCAGTCGCGTTCTTCAACGATCTTGCCGGCCTGTCTGACCCGGACTTTGTACCGACCTTGGACTCCAATGGTGTTCATTACTGAAGGGTTCCTCCTGCCATCGCTGAGGTGAGTGCAAGCTTGTCTTCCTGTGCCTGGGCCGCGATTGCCTGGGTCTGGAGGTAGCCGCTGGTAAACAGTGTCGAGAGGTTAACTCTGGTTTCCTGTCCGCTTGGCACCAGGGTCTCGGCCAGTATGCCGGAAGTAAACCCGCTGGTGATGTAGACGTAATGGAATGGCCGTTCGGGAAGCTCTTTAATGATCGAATCGGGTATGTCGGCCCCACCCAGAGAATCGTATGAATCATCTGGGATCCTGGGGGTGTACGTTCGAGCAAACCTTTCTGTGGCACTGTAGGGCATTACGAGAAGCGAGGTTGGTTGCTGACGTTCTGGGCAAAGAAGACAAACAGGTCCGGGTTAGTGGTGGTGACGATTGAGCAAGCGTGTTGCGAGGCCGCGCCGGCCACCGAAGCAACTCCGATGGCTGCATCACGGGGGTAGACCGCTCCGATTAGCTGGGCCTCCCCCAGCTCGAAAGGCGGGGTGTCCATGACAATCGTCTTGGTCGCCGTGCCGTAGTAGCTGAAGCGGACGATCTTGATTGTTGTTTGCGTGGAGAAGAGCGCGGTCAGGTCCAGGTATTGGGTGACGGCCACGTTGCCGTCCGGCCCGAAGTCGCGATTGTAGACGAAGGTTTGGAGGACATTGTCGTTGACATCATGGATCTCTATCCCGCAGGGGCCCGCGTAGAAGGAATCGTTCTGGGCAATGCCGTAGTCCCAGTTCGGCCACCAGAAACCGATCTGTTTGATCTGGGAACCGCTGGGCGAGAGTGCCATGGCAATCTGGGTCTGGTGGGGGTCAGTCTGCAGGTTGAGCGCCAGGGTGACATTGCACTTACGCGGCCACACGCCGGGTAACGGTGACGGGCTGTAGGTATGGATGACTGTCGAAGGGTCGGAGGACGTCTCAATGGCAAGCTGGCAGTTGCCGGCTCCGGCCCAGGCCCAGAGATCCAGGTTATAGCCGCCCTGGGGTTGGCCAGCCCGCAGGACACTGAATTCAAATGGGAACTGGGTTAAGTCCAAGGACTTGGTGATATCGACATCGTCACCCAGGTTGAATCCGCTACCCTCGTACCAGCTTCCCATCAGCTTAACCGTCTGCGTCTGGATCCTGTTACTGTACGGTTCGTACACCGTTATAAGCTGCCAGACCTGGAAGCCTAAGTGGGGGTAGGCGATGACGCCATGATACCCGCTGGTCTGCCAGTTATTGGCGTAGGTGTCGGCCCGGTAATTGGTGGTGTCGACCGTGTAAAGCGGAGACGCTGCCGGAGGCGGGGTGTAGACATGGGTGACCTGGAAGTTGTCCTGGTCGACATTGCCGAAGGTCATGTACAGGGTGTCGGCCCCAAGCGCAGCCATGGTCTGGGCCGTCCCGTAAGTAATGTCCGCTGCAGGGTTGGCATTCAGCAAGTTGACCTGGACTCCTACCGGCTGGCCGGTGCCCAGGCGAAATAGCCAATAGAAGGTCTGACGACCCGCATATGGTGTAATCTCGTCACTGTAATCGATTGGCATGCCGGGCAGCACGTCGCGGCCCAGTTCCCAGCTCGCCAGCTTGGTGACAATGGTCGGGTTCTCTGCCGTGCCCTCGGAAAGGATGTACAGCTCGTAGAGCGCGTTAACCGCCGGTTGCCCCGTTGTGTAAAGGACATAATAGGCCTGGAACATCGGCGGCTTCTGCCCTATCGGAATACTAATGATCGGAGCCGGCAAGGTATCGGCGATCTCGTCAATGACGTTGACACCCGCTTGTTCGTCGGCTTCGCAGACGCCGACCCTGGGTTCCAGGAAGGGATCCGCGTACAGGCGGATCTGGCGGATGGCGCATGCTCCGGTCCACCTGAAGAGGATCTGGAAGCCTTTGTCGATGTTGGCTTGGTACTTGCTCTCCGGCCCGCAGAGCGGCCCAAAGTCTGTGTCTTCCTCCTTGGCTCCGGTAACCTCCTCGCTCCAGACTGTGCGCGTCTGCGGACGCCAATTCTCCAGCACAGTGTCGGTCAGCGGGTTGTTGTCGTACTGGATCTGCAGCTCGGGGCGGAAGATGCCGATCTCGGCCTCAATCACTTTCTCGCCGATCTTCTGATAGTTGCCTCGAATGCCGGCGTACCAGATCTCAAAGTGGACCTCACCCCAGATCTCGGTCAGGTCGACCTCCACGTTGTGGAACGTGTACCTGTCGGTGCCCAGGTCGAAGCAGCGAAGTTCAGCCACGCACGCTATCGGCGTCCCGGTATAGTCGTACCTCTGACCAACGAAGTCCTCCCAGATGTTCAGATGCGAGCCATTAAAGCGGGCCTCATTCTTGCACAGACTGAAACAGCGGGTCTCGCCCTGGACGATGTCGCAAGCATAGTCAATCGGGTAGGTGCCAGTCCAGACGCCGGACCAGGATACGGTGCCCATCAGGGGGCTGAACATGGTGATCTGGCTTCCCAGGCGTGCTTGCGGAGCAGCGTCCATCACCCAGGTGTGCTTGTTATCATCCGAGCCACTCGGCACGCTCAAGAGCGCAAAGGACTCAAAAGCGACCCCGCAAGCTTCGCTCCGGTCGGCGCTCAAGTTGTCCTTGGAGCGCATCATCTCCACGTCTTTCGGTGGGATCCTGTCCGTACCTGCCTGCCCCTGGGCCATGTTCAGGTTCGTGAAACCGAACTCGCTCAAGAACCACGTGGTGCCGAACTGGTTGAAGATAGAGCGGGCGGCAATCGCACCCGTGTCCGGGACGATGATCTTCTGGAAGTCGGTCACCTGCTGCCACTGGGCCCGGTCAGCGATCTGGCTCTGGAAAGAGACAATGGCAGTGTCGCAGAAGGCCAATAGCGTCCGTTCATCGGGGGTCTCGCACATCCCGTTACAGGGGAACGGGAGTTTGAAGTTGTCCGCTGTCGCCAGATAAGTGGATTCCGAGAAGGTCAACGGATCCAGGTAATCACTGGCAAAAACCGAATCGTCACGGGCCACCCAGAGCCGGTTCCCGCTCCAGCACATGTGAAGACCCATCTGGGTGCCGTAATTGGGTGCGCCACCATAGATATGGTAGCCGCTCGGACCCGCGCCGTCGAAGACCCCTGCTGGCGTCACGCCATCCTGGATGATCAGGACATTGTAGGGCGAGGAGAGCAGGGAGAGCGTTCCGTCCGGAGAGAGGGCTGAGACCTTCTTGCCGGCACAAAACCTAACCATCGGCGACTCGGGACTAAAGATTAAGCCGCTGACCAACTGGTAATCCTTGAACGGATAACGCGACATGTAGATGTTACCGGCGACGGCAAACATCAGGCACTCATTGCCGTAGCTCTCTGTCGGCCTGAACAGAGCGCATCCCTGCGGCAGGCCGGCTATAGGCAGGTTCAAGACCAGCCTCTTTCCTGGCCGGGTCTGGAGCAGTCCGCCCCGATTGACACAGTTGACCAGCCAACAGGTGTAGCCTTTACCGATCCTGGTGAAGTGCGTGTAGGAGTCGACTCCGAGACTCCAATCGTTCTCGCTGGCTACTGCGGCGGCTTGGGCGGGGGCTTTCACATCATCGGGCAACCAAAGTTTCCGCCATAGACCCTGGCGTTCATTTGGATCCGTACGTCTCCTCTGGGGTTAGAATTGGTCCGGAACTCATCCTGCAAAAAGCCCACGGCGGTGCCGAAATGGGCCTCAGCCCTGACCGGGTCGGTCTTGTTCTGCTGAACTCCTCGGCAGGCGCTTAAGATGGCCATCCGGCTCCGCAACGGGATCGGATCCAGGAGACTGCTGATCCTGGGCCAGCGCTTGCGGTACATGATCCGGACATTGGCCTGCTGCTGAGGGATCTTGATGCGTCGGAAGTACGGCTCGGTGTCTTCCGGCCAGTAATAGCCGATGAACTGGGTGCCCTGCGTGCCGTCCGTGGCCCACAGAGACACCCCACCCACGGTAGGATCTTTGACAATCCGTTCAATTGTCTTAATCGGGACCACATTCCTGGAGTCGAAGGCAAAGCTGCCGAGAGCGCAGGGCAACTGCATCCCAGGCTTGCCGGTCTGCCAGTTGCGCAACGGCTTGTCGTTGGCATCGGTGCCAAAGACCACAAAGCTGGCGTCGTTATCGATTGAGATATCCGGAACGGCCACCA